AAAGCGCTTGGATAAACCAGCAATCAAGAAAAGAATTGACACATTGGCAAAGAGAATGTTTCCTAAAGTTCGACAGGCTGAACTAGCAAAGAAAAGAGGCGGCGCTAAGTGATTAGTTCGTTTAAAGGCTTCTTAGTAGAAGAAGAAAAAACAGTTTATTTCACGTTCGGTAGAATGAATCCTCCGACGATTGGTCATGAGAAGCTTTTACAGGTACTTGCGGCAAAGGCAGGTAAGAACCCTTATCGCGTATATCTCTCTCAGTCAGAAGACCAAAAGAAGAATCCTCTTTCATATAAAGACAAAGTCAAGATTGCTAGAAAGATGTTTCCTAAATATGCAAGAAGCATCATGATGAATACAAAAATTAAAACTGCAATCGATGCTGCCACTCAGTTGTACAACGATGGGTATGTTAACCTTGTTATGGTTGCTGGTGGGGATCGTGTTCCTGAATTTGATATTCTATTGAAAAAATATAATGGGGTTAAGGGACGCCATGGATTCTATAACTTCAATAAGATCACAGTTGTTTCAGCTGGAGCCAGGGATCCCGACGCAGAGGGCGTAGAAGGAATGTCTGCATCCAAGATGAGAGATGCGGCCAAGCTTGGAGACTTCACCAAGTTCAGTCAAGGTATTCCAAAGAATGTTTCTAATACTGATACAAAAGCTCTATACAATGCTGTCCGTAAAGGAATGGGATTGAAAGAAGCAAAGGAAACAACACAGCACGTTCAGCTTGAGCAAGTGTCTGAGATCAGAGAATCATATGTCAATGGTGAACTATTCAAAGAAGGTGATACCGTTGTTATCAAGGATACTGGTGAGATTGCCAAAGTCAAAACACTTGGTTCTAATTACGTTATCGTTGAAGGATCAGGTAACAAATATCGTAAGTGGTTGGATGCTGTTGAGAAAGTAGAAGACAATAATGTAGAATACGAAGTTGCTCCTTTCTCTATCAAAATGGAATCATTAAGCGAAGCTCAGGATCCAGATATCAAAGATCGTCCAGGAACTCAGCCAGCAAGATACCATAAAGGTTTGGCTAAGTCGACTAAAGTAAAAAGAGACGCTCAGTTTAAGAAACAAACAAAAATGGCTGACGATGATCCAGCTGCTTACAAGCCAGCTCCTGGTGATGCATCGGCTAAGACAAGGCCAAGTAAATACACCAAAGCCTTTAAGCAAATGTTTGGTGAGGATACGGACGTAGGGGGAAAACAATACAAATACCTCCACCATTGTCCTGGTGCAATTACAGCATTTAAGAAAGATATCAAAATCCATGGCAATACTAATGAAATCCATAAAGCAATATCAGCTGTGGATCATTATCTTGAAGTAGAAGATAATGCTAAGAAGCGAGGATACGCAACTCAGGCTGATATTGACTTGATGAAGAAGAGACAGCAACCAGCTAAAGCAGCCATTCAAGCAGCCGGGTTGAAGGATCACAATTATCATCAGAGTCATATCGATACGCTTAAAGATATGCTAAAAGAACCTACTAATGAGCAAAATATCGAAAGAGTTAAAGATCGCATTTCTCGAGAAAGAGAAATTGAAAGAAGAAGAGATGCTGCTGACAGAAAGCGTCATGATTCAATGATGGATAGAGCTCGCTCAGCCAGAACAAGAAGAATCAACAGAAGGACTTCTTAATGATCAAATTTCAACAGTACATAGAGGAAGAGGCTGGTAAGTCTCTAGCTGATAAAGCAAAGAAGTCAGGTATTTCTGTAGGTACGTTGAAAAAAGTTTACAACAGAGGTGTTGCAGCATGGAAGACTGGTCATAGACCAGGAACAACTCCATCTCAATGGGGACATGCAAGAGTCAATGCTTTTATTGTGAAAAAGAAAAGGGGTGGTCTCAATCACGATAAGGATCTTGCATGAAGTCCTTCAAGAACTTTATGGAAGGAAAGACAGCAGACCTTATCAAAAAGAGTCATAGTAAGAGAGGTGCCCCTGGTACTCTCAAGGCTAAGATCGATGGACCAATCACTTTACAAAAAGTTAAAGCATTAAAAAATAGACCAAACGCTACGACTTCGGATAAGAAGCAAGCCAACTTTTATATTAATATGCATGGAGGTTAAACATGCCACTTAAAGTATCAGACGGAATGGGAGCGTGGATTTCTGATTTCAAGAAGTCTGATGCCCCTCAGTTTCAAGGTAAGTCCGATAAGGAGCGTCGCGAGATGGCGATTGCTGCTTATATGGATGCAAAGAAAGAATCTGTTGATGAAGCAAAACGAACAGTGACGATTGATACTCCTGATAGTTTGTCTTCTATGAGAGTATCAAAGGATAAACCCCCATTTACTCCAGATCCACCAAAGCCTAAGCAAAAGAATAGTGATGGTACTACATCGTCACCAATGTCGAGAGCACGGCAGCTAGCTAAGATGGCTCGTGACAAGGGAATGAAGAAAGAAGATGTTAATGAAGCAGTTCATCCTGATCATGTAACTTTGCATCCTCATAAGACCGACAAGACAAAGTATACTGTTGGTCAAGTAGGCAAGAATGTCAAGGGTCGTTTGAATCCAGGTGAACATGTTTCTGATTCAGAAGTTGATGATCTTCACGATATGGGTATGAAGGTTAAGCACGAGCGTAGACCTTACAGAGAGTCTGTAGACTGGGAACAAGTCATTGCATATCATGAAAGTGCAATTGTTGAGTTGGAATCTCTATCTGAGAATCTAATGTGGCCTAACATGCCCAGCAGCAAGAGTAAATTTAAGCCACGGAGTGGTAAGCTCGGCGCTAAAATGAAAGATGTGACAAAAGATCTGGCGCACAGAGCCAAGCGACATGAATTCCAAGGAGGTCAGCAAAAGCAAAACCTCGATCGCGATTATAAAAATTGGCATGGACCTACAGGTAGTGGCAAGCGTTGGGATCTGGCTAGTCCAGGCAAAAGAAAAGCAGCAGCTGATAGGACACAAGCAATTGTGACAGCACATAAGAAAGCAAAGAAAGCTGCTAATCACGCTTTACAAACTATTCAAAAGCATGGTCCTCATCATGCTGCATCAAAAGCCGCGGTTGCTAAATACAATGCTGCTAATGACCATGTAGCAAATTTGCCAGAACATTACTCTATGACAGAGTCTACTCAAAATCCTAGTCACTGGCATGCTCTTGCTAAGAACCACGCTGATCAAGCTAATCATCACTCTGATCAAGCAAAAAAACATGACACTTCCTATATTAGTGGGGATGCAACTATAGTTCACCCAATGCGCGCACGAGCAGAAGCTAGTCACAAAGGAGCTAGGGACACTCACCAGGATGCAGGTGCTGCAGCTAAAAAAGTTGCTCATGCTATTGAAAAACATGGTAATGACCATCCCACTACAAAAAGACTAAAGGGTCAGTATGGGGATGAGCATCATCTTGCAAAAAAACAATCACAAGAAGCACGAGAAGCTTCAGCTAAATTAGGTGCTCATAATCAACGTCGGGATGCTAACAGATATAATGAATCTGTAGAGATTGATGAAGCTCATGCATACTCAAAAGCTGCTAAGGCACTTCAGGATTATGGTAGCAAGAGTGGTGGAATTGATAAGAAAGACTTCCATATTGCAGCCAAGCATTTGGATAACATTGGTAAAGCAGGTTTGATGCAAAAGGGTGATCACCTAGCTAAATTCAATCGTCACCTTAAAGACTTGGATACTGATGTTCGTGATCGTATCCATATGACACTAAAGCAACATGGTGTTATGGAATCAGTTCAAGAAGCTAAAGTTAAGTTGAAAGGATTCGGTCCAGATCACGCTAAAGGTAATATGGGTAATCCTGCCGCTCGAGCTGCTTTAGGTAAGAGAATGGCTGATAACGAAAAAGCACGTCAAGCTTTGAAAGATCCTAGCCATAATCCAGCATGGGCAAATTCTAAGTCTAAGACTGAAGAAACTGTATCTGAATTAAGAAGAGCACGTTGGGTTCTTATGTCAATAAAGCTTCAAGAGATGCTGCATCAAAAGCTTATGGTGCTGCTTCAGCTGCTAAAGATAATAGAGCAGATCAAGCTGGTAAAGACTTTTCTAAATCTATGAAGCGTTTGAAAGGTGTTGAGACAGCCACTAGAAAGATGGCGAAGGAAGACATCGATGAAGCAAAGTCATTTGATCAGAAGTTTAAGGATCATTTGAAGTTTGCTACATCTAAGTCAAAAGCTGTTCAAGATTATATGGCTAAGCGTAAAGCCAAGCGCGATGATGCTCATGCTAAACAAGACCCGGCTGCTGTTAAGAAGAATTATGGACCAGCTGTTATTCCTCCTGGTACAGCTTATAATAAAGCACGTAAGAAAGGAATGAATCCTTCAGCAGCTGCTGATGCTGTAAGTACTGCATTTAAGAATAGAGCCAAAGGGAGAAAGCTTCCTGAGGGAAAGATTGAAGAGGCAGCTCAGTTCAAAGTAGATATTGAAGGGTTGCCTCCAACTTTCATTCAAGGTAAATCATCTGCGGAGATTTTAGCTAATCTCCGTAAGATTGTTAAGCAGCCTTCGTTGATCAAGAATGTCGAAAGATATACTGACATGGAAGTAAAGAAAGCTTATCGTCAAAAGGCACAGGGTCGTCCAATGGGCGAGGCTATTGATTCAACTGATACTGGTGGTGCAGAAGAAACAAAGATGGCCATGAAGCAAATCAAAGCTATGAGACATTTCCTTGATGGTATTGAGCAGAGAGTCGGTAATCAAGGCGACATGGAAGAATGGTACCAGAATAAGTTGACCAAGGCTAACGATTACTTGAAATCTCTTTATGCGTACGGAAAGGGTGATGAAGAAGTTTAGAAATCTAAGACAAGAATCAATGGTGCCACAGTGGCTGCATAAAGCAGTCATGGCACCTAAGATGAAAAAACTTGTTAGAGCTTATTTAAACTGGCGGAAGAAAAATCCTGGCCAAGGTGCACGTGGTGTCCAACAAGCGATCAAGATGATGGGATTGTCTCCGCGTGATGGAAATCAACTAATTGATAAACTCAATGATTTGGTTAAACAAGGTAAACTTCCTAAACATTTGGCAATTAATGAAGAATATAAATACGAGGAAGGTACACCGGAAGCAGCTGCTCATGCCAGAAAAATGACTCCTGGCCAGAAAAAAGAAGCTGCTATGCCTACAACGGCTCAGATTCGAATGAATAGAGCATTGAAGAAGCACGGTGTAGGTAAGCACGATGACTTTTATAAGTCTCAGATGGATCCAGAAACTCGTAAGAAGTATGAACCAAAGAAGTTTGAAAGAAAGCCTGTGTCCCCAGGAACGTCTGTTCCTCCTGAAAAAAGATTCAATTGGTTAAGGAAAGACTAATGGGTTTCATGAAGTTTAGAGAAGAGTGGATTGACGATACGTGTGAATGTGACAGTTTATTCGAAGAAATTGAGCTCACGGAAGCAGAGTACCAGGGAAGAAAGGTCACGTTAAATGACCCCTTCCGCACTCCAGGTGGACCCAAGAAGTTTTCTGTATATGTTAAGAATGAAAAAGGTAATGTTGTAAAGGTTAATTTTGGAGATCCGAATCTATCTATTAAGAGAGATGATCCAGCTCGTCGTAAAAGTTTTAGAGCGCGTCACAATTGTGACAATCCAGGGCCCAAATGGAAAGCAAGATATTGGTCTTGTTACCAATGGCGAGCTGGTGCTAAGGTAGATAATTAATAAGGATAAGAAATGGCTACCCGCGAAACTCAATCAACACGTTTAGATCGAATTGAAGAGAAGCTTGATAAACTAACCGAAGCCATGGTTGCTATGGCCAGAGCCGAAGAAAAGATCATTAATCTTCAAGAAGATCAGTATAACATGTTTGATAGAATGAATAAACACTCTGAAAAATTAGATGAGATCGAAAGAGTGTGTAATGATAATCATAGAACAATTTGTGTAATCAACAAGTTGTTCTGGGTAGTAACGGTGGCCGTCATCGGGTCAATAATAGCACAAATAGGAGTTCTATAATGGACATTAAAACAATTGAAGCTTTGACCCAAGCTTATAATGAGGTCACAGAGAAAATGTCTTCCAAAGAAAAAATGAAGAAGGGTCTGTATAATTCAAAGCTCGATCCAGTCGGGCAAGCAGACGCCGATATTGATAATGATGGTGATGTGGACAAGACTGACAAGTATCTTCACAATCGTCGTAAGACAATTACAAAAGCTATCAAGAAGTCAGGCAAAGATGATCCTAAGGGTAAAAGTGGCGAGACTGCTGTTATGAATCCTAAGAATGAAAATGTAAGATCAGCTGACAAGAAACCAGAAGTATTTGTTGCACCAGACGGTAAGAAACATACTCGTATGGTCCCAGTTGATAGAGATGTTGTTAAAAAGGAGTCTACTGATATGTCAATCAGAGAAAAGTTGTTGTCTGTGTGGGAGAAGAAAGATCACGGCAATACAGATCAAAAGCAACCATATGATGACAATTGGTCACCAGGCGCTAAGAAAATGAAAGCGGATGTTGAGCAGGGTGCTCAATATGATGAAACAGAAGAAAAAGGTCATGATGATGCGTCAAAAGTCGGCCGTGTTACGAAAACATCACCAAAAAATCCTACGGACAAAAGTGCCAAAGGAGATATGAAAATTATCAATCAACCAGAAGATATAACCAAGAAGGCAGGTATGAAAAACGAATCATTCTCTAAAACAGTAAAATCAATTGCTGATGCATATGCATCTATGCATGAGACAAAACAAGAAGAAGCAGTAGATCTCGACAAGGACAACGTAGACAAGGCTCTCAAGCATGATTGCGCGACTCACGTAGAGCATGCTGAATATGGATCGGGCCGATGCATCCCGGAAATGCACACATTAGTACAAGTGGATGAAGATACCGCTGTTGTTACTCATTATGACGTGATGTTTGAAGACAAGGACGGTAATCCATTTATTGCTCAAAATGTACCAGTTGAAGAAATGAAAATCACGAAAGAAATGAGTCACGGTCATAAGAAGAAGAAGTAATATGAAGAACGCAAAAGCAACGGTTAAAGGTTGGGTCAATCAAAAGACTGGTGAGCTTCTCAAGGCTCAGAAAATGACCCAGGAGAAAGCTGATGAACTCAATGGTGTAGTAAAACCTGCACCGGTTGTTGAAGCTCCTAAGCCAAAGAGAGCTCGTAAGCCTAAAGATAAACCAGTTGTGGAAGAAGCTCCAGTAGAAGAAGTAGAAGTTCAGCAGCAAGACGATGCTGATTTCGAACCTCAAGAAGCACCTAAGACATCATTCTTTAATAGATTTACTAACTAAGGTCATATATACTCTTATACATTTTAAGGGTATTAAATGCTTGTATTTGAAAAATTAACTGAAGAGAATTTATTTCTCTATGCTGCTAAACATTATGACAATCCGACATTCTCGGATATTGATGATTTTTATGAAGACTTGAAACGATTTAAATATATCAAAAGATTGACAAATCGTTATCTGGAACATAATGACCTAGCAGAAAGGTTAATTTTAAATCATCTGGTGGTGGTTTTCAACGTATTTGGTGTTGAAGCCACCTTAAACATTCTAGAGTTGAAACTCGATGAAGAACATTGGCCTGTCATCAAACCATTTTTAATCTTCCTTAAGTATATTACCAACGAGCAGCTGACAGATATTGAAATGGATAAAACAGTAGTAGAAAGATTGCGAGAAATATAATGGGAATAGTAAAAAGAGCAGCCGACCTAGCATTCACATTCAGATTTATTCGTATGCTTGTCCTTGACTGGAAAGATTGGGATGCCTATAAGCTAGGAATCGTTGACGAGGAAGGCAAAAGAGACAAGAATGTCAAACTCGATACAGATGAGAAAAAGTCTGCCTATACTCCTTTTATTCGTATGGCTGCTAACATCAAGCGGCTGCTCTCCAAGATTCCAGGTGGATCCTCAAAAATCGGAAGTTTCGCTGCGGCTCTATTTTTGATCAAAGAACAATACAGTTTGGATGACCGTGCGATCGATGAAATTATAAATAAATTGCACGTTGATACAACAGACCTGATGGTGGAGAATACCTGGTTCATAGTACAGGACAATATGCTATCACCTGGTGTGTATAAACTCTCTGAAGCCAAATTATTGAACGATACATTTGATGAATTGGTCAGAGCGAAAGACAAAATAAAAATCAATGAGGATTGTTATCCTGTTGGAAATGTCCTTGGTATAGATATATACAAGGCAACCCATTTAAATACTGGACGCGAGATATATGTCTCTGCGCAGGAATTAACGAAATGAAAAAAGTAAAAGAAGACGCTCCTGCAACCTCAACTGCTTCAATTCCTAATCCTGCTCAGACTGCAATGGGTCCTCGTCTTAAAGTAACTAATGTCACTGATCGTAGAAGAAAGAAAGATCAGATTCCTGTTCTACTAAAACGGTTCAGAAAATACATCCAAAATGATTAAAGTTTATTTAATGGTCATAGTGCTAGGGGTACTTGCCTCTGTAGGATACGGAGCGATCTGGTACTATAACGATACACAGCAGAGAATTGCCACGCTGCGCGAAAACAATGCCAAGTTAGAGGTTGCTATTGAAACAAGTGAGGCAAGTGTAGAACTTCTCAAACAAGATATGGCTAGGTTTGCAGATTTAAATAATCAATTGCAAACTCAGTTACAGAAGGCTGAAGAGTATGGAAACGAATTACAATCGAAGCTTCGGAGACATAACTTGACAGCATTGGCCTTGAAGAAGCCTGGATTATTAGAAGGTAAAATGAATGGTGCAACTGCAAAACTTTGGCGCGATCTTGAAAAAGACACCGGTGGTACTGGTGACACTCCTCTTCCTGACTGGTTGCAGCATGATCAGCAAACCGGAACCGGAGATCAAAGTGGTAACGAAACTAGAGAAGACAACAGTACCTCTAGTAGCTCGCCCCAGCCCGATACAACTAATTGATACAAGGATCTATGTTGTCAATAAGGATAACCTTGAGTCTTTTATAAAAGAATTCACCGAAACAAATGGTGATCTAGCCTTTATCGCTTTGTCGGTAAAGGACTACGAGAACTTGGCTCTCAACATAGGAGAGCTAAGAAGATACATAAACCAACAAACTGAAATCATAGTATACTACGAAGAAGCAGTAAGCCCCTCAGCTCAACAAGAGCAAGATAACAATCAGTAGTTTACAAGCTATGTGACTTAGTGTATAATACCACTTTACACGAGGCGAATAATTAATGTCAATAACAATCGATGAAACTAGAGATAACCTACTTACTGACTACGCTGTAGGGATGCTCAAGGATTTCTATATGCAAGGGGACGAGACTTCTCCTCAAGAAGCTTATGCTCGAGCATCAACTGCGTGGTCAACATATCAAGGGATCTTAGACAAGGATCTTGCTAACCGTATATACGATTATGTTAGTCGTAAATGGTTCATGTTCGCCTCTCCTGTCTTATCTAATGCACCCAACGGAAAGGTAGAAGGATATGGACTTCCAATCTCATGTTTTCTCACGTATGTTCCAGATACATTAGAAGGATTAATTTCTCATTCAGCAGAGCTTCGCTGGTTATCGATTATGGGAGGTGGTGTAGGAGGTCATTGGTCTGATGTTCGTACTGTATCAGATAAGGCTCCTGGACCAATTCCATTCCTTCATACAGTTGATGCTGATATGATTGCATATCGCCAGGGAAAGACTCGTAAAGGTTCTTATGCTGCTTATATGGAAGTATCTCATCCTGATATCGTTGAGTTCTTAAACATGAGAATTCCTACAGGGGATGTTCAACGTAAGGCATTAAACCTACATAATGCAATTAATATCTCAGATGCCTTTATGCAAGCTGTAATAGATAATAAAGACTGGGATCTGAAAGACCCGGCTAATGGAACAGTTAAAGAAACTGTATCTGCTCGTAAGTTGTGGGAACGTATTATCGAGGTACGATTCAGAACTGGCGAACCATATTTGAATTTTATTGACGAAGCGAACAGGCATTTGCCACAATCGCTGAAAGATTTAGGATTAAAGATTCATGGCTCAAATTTATGTAATGAGATTCATCTACCAACCGGGTCTGATCGTACGGCAGTATGTTGCCTATCATCTCTCAATCTTGAGTTCTACGATGAGTGGAAGAATACCACCATTGTCGAAGATCTCATCACGATGTTGGACAACGTACTTGAATACTTTATTGAAAATGCACCAGATGAAATTGAGCGAGCTCGTAGATCTGCAGAAAGAGAGAGATCAATTGGTCTGGGAGCAATGGGCTTCCACTCACTACTCCACAGACATGGGGTGGCTTGGGAAAGTGAAAGGGCTCGCGAGATCAATAAAGTTGTCTTTAATACAATCAAGACTAAAGCAGTTGCACAATCTGAAAAATTAGCACTTGAAAGAGGAGAATATCCTGATGGACTTGGTACCGGCTTACGTTTCGCTCACTTATTGGCTATTGCGCCTAATGCATCCTCCGGTCTCATCGTTGGAACCTCACCATCGATCGAGCCTCTCAAAGCTAATGCATTCACACATAGAACAAGAGCGGGATCGCATCTTGTAAAGAACAAATACTTGGAGCCAGTACTAGCAGCCTATGGAATTAACAATGAGGCAACGTGGTCGTCAATTATCACTAATAAGGGATCGGTTCAACACCTGCCCGAGCTCACCGAAGGCGAGAAAGCAATCTTTAAAACGGCACAAGAGCTGGATCAAAACTGGGTTGTGCAACATGCAGCAGATCGACAACCGTTTATCTGCCAGGGCCAGTCGGTTAATCTCTTCTTCCCGTCGGGTGCAGAAAAATCTTACGTTAATAAGGTACACCTTAAAGCATGGAAGGAAAAGCTTAAGGGATTATATTACCTTCGTACGGAAGCAAAATCTCGAGCAGAGAATGTTTCAGAGAAGGTTGAACGTGTTGCTCTCCAGGACGACATGAGAACATTGGTGTATGGTAAGGCTAACTGTCCTTTCTGTGCTCAAGCAAAAGATGAACTAGATATGCGTGGCGTACATTATGAGTATATTGATTTAGAAGAAATAGGAAAGACAGCCGCTGAAGTGACGGGTCGTAAAGTCAAGACAGTTCCACAGATCTATATTGAGGGAACCTATGTTGGTGGATACGACGAGTTAATGGCCTTTCTAAACCAACCAATTACGACAGAAACAGAAGAATGCAGAAGTTGCGAGGGATAACATGTCACTATTAAATATTTCAAAAACGTATAAACCATTCGTATATCCTTGGGCTGTTGAACTGACCAAGAAGCACGAAGAGATTCATTGGATTGAGGATGAAGCTGAGTTATCAGATGATGTTCAAGACTGGAGAACAAAATTAAACGATGGGGAGAAAGAGTTTATTACTCAGATTCTTCGTCTATTTACTCAATCGGATGTTCAAGTCGGTGAGAATTATCATGAGTTATTGATTCCTAAATTTAAGAATAATGAAATCCGTAATATGTTATCATCGTTTGCAAACAGAGAGGGAGTTCATCAAAGGGCCTATGCGTTACTTAACGATACACTTGGGTTACCGGACGAGGAATACCATGCGTTCCTGGAATACAAAGCTATGGCTGATAAAATCGATTTTATGTCTACTGGGGATACTAGCTCTCATACAGGGCTTGCTCTCGCTCTAGCGCAGTCTGTGTTTAATGAAGGGATGTCGTTGTTTGCATCATTTGTAATGTTGTTGAATTTCCAACGTTTCGGTAAGATGAAAGGCATGGGTACAATTGTTGAATGGTCAATTCGTGATGAGACATTACATGTACAAGGTAACGCAAAGTTATTCCGTACATTTGTAGAAGAACACCCGCGGATTGTCAATGATGAGTTAAAATCTAAAATCTATCAGATGGCAAAGGATTCGGTTAGACTTGAAGATAAGTTTATTGATCTAGCATTCAATGGATTTAATGAGGTCCAAGGATTAACTAAAGACGAGGTCAAGCTTTACATCCGTCACATTGCTGATCGACGTTTACTTCAACTCGGTATGAAGCCAAAGTTCAAGCAGAAGGATAATCCACTCCCTTGGTTAGATTGGGTACTCAACGGTGCATCCCATGATAACTTCTTTGAAAAGCGTGTCACCGAATACTCTGTCGTCGGTATGGAAGGCGACTGGGGCTGGGAAGCTGCATGAAGCAATTGAGGATTATGTGTGAAGAATGTGATATGGAAACACATCTTGTCGTTGAGGAGTATGTTGTGGTCGAGTTTTGTCCGTGTTGTGGGCGACGTGCGGAACCAGAGGACGTATCCGAAGGGGATGATATATAAATGTATGTGGACATACAACAATGAACCGTTTACAGAGACCCCTGATGAATATCAGGGGTTTGTGTATCAAATTACAGAACTTGATACTGGTAAGAAATATATTGGCAAGAAATTCTTCTGGCGGCCCAAGACCTTACCTGTCACAAAATCCCGCAGACGCAGAGTAAAGACTCGTACAGAGTCTGATTGGCGCGACTACTTTGGATCCAATATTGAAGTACAACGACTAGTTGAATCCAAGGGTCAATCTAACTATAAACGTGAAATCTTAAAGCTTTGTCGTACCAAAGGTGAGTGCTCTTATTATGAAGCCAAGCTTCAATTCGAACACGATGTCTTACTTTCTGATCAATACTACAATGCATTTATCGGTTGTAAAATCCATGCGTCCCATTTGAAGAAATAAGTTTACTATTCCGATTTAATGATGTATAATAGATGAGCCATTCGGGGAAAGGATAATATTATGATTTTGATTGACTATTCCGGTATCGCGTTAGGATCAATCGTAGCACAGAAAACACTAGATGAAGATATGATTCGTCATATGATTCTAAACTCTATACGTATGTATAGATCAAAGTTCCATAAAGAATATGGAGAAGTTATTATTACTGCAGATGGTGCTAATAACTGGCGCCGAGGTGCATTTCCACAATACAAGGCCAATCGTCGTAAAACTCGTGATAAATCCGACTTTGATTGGAATGAGGCTTTCCGCATTCTCAACTTGATGAGAGATGAGCTGCTCGAAAACTTTCCATATAAAGTGATCCACGAAGAAGGCTGTGAGGCGGATGATATTATTGGAACATTGGTACAGAACACACAGGAGTTTGGTAACTTTGAACCAGTAATGATTGTATCAGCGGACGGGGACTTCAAACAACTGCAACGATATGAGAATGTTAAACAATTCTCTCCTTTATTGAAAAAGTTTGTTGTTGAAAACCATCCTCGATTGCATCTTGCTGAAAAAATTATCAAAGGTGATACAGGAGATGGAGTTCCTAATATCTTTTCCGATGATAACGTATTTGTCGAGGGACTTAGACAAACACCGGCATCAAAGAAAAAGGTCGTCGAAGTACTTAATTATTTCGACTCCCCCAGTTCAGAATTACCACCATGGTACAGAAACTGGCAACGAAATGAAATGCTGATTGATCTTACAAAGACACCACAGCATTTGAAAGAGAAAATTCTCGAGTCGTATCAGGCTCAGGATCCATGGGGAAATAGGGGCAAGGTCCTTCCCTACTTAATAAGTAAAAAGTGTAAAATGTTAATTGAATGCATTGAGGAGTTTATTTAATGGCTAAATTTGTGTTTGAGGTACTGGAAGAGGTAGCCAAAAAGAAGTCAAAGAAAGATAAAGTTGAAATCTTGAAGAATAATGAGTCGTGGGCACTAAAAGATATTATTCGTGGTTCAATGGACTCGAGGGTTGTTTGGTTACTCCCGGGAGGTGAACCACCTTATACAGCCTGTCCGATTGAATCAACACCAACTAATCTGATGCGAGAAAATACAAAATTTGCATATTTTGTTAAAGGTGGTAAAGGAAAAGATTTGCCCTCGTATAAAAGAGAAAATATTTTCATTGGGATGTTGGAATCAATTCATCCGGATGATGCCAGACTGGTGATTGACATGATCAATAAAAAGACACCAAAAGGATTGACAAAGCCAATTGTTAATGAAGCTTTTCCTGGATTGCTCCCGGAATAGATTATGGCTATCAAAGATAAGATTAATCAACGTATGGACAAACTTCAGGAAATGATGGAGAGTAATGTACACCTTGAGCGCCCAGCTGAAGTTGCAGAACATATATATTCTGTCAGTAAATTTTGGTCAGTGTTGAGTGACGAAGATAAAGATTATATCGATGGGTCACGATATGCACTGGAAGAACAAATAAGATGGGAGCTCCCTGAGAAGAAATAATGCCGACATACGTTTTTAGAGATACAGTGACTGATCAGATGGAAGAGCATATTATGAAGATAGCTGAACTTGATCAATTTAAGAAAGATAATCCTCAGCTGAAAATTCAACTGCAACCATTAAATCCAATCTCAGACACAAAAAGCACCTTGACAAGGGCTGGTGGGGATTGGCAAGATCATTTAAAAAATATTAAGAAAGGAAGTGGTCGAGGAAACACGATCAAGGTATAAATATGAAGGAGTTTATTCATGAAACAATTGAGCTCGGATATAGCGACTTGGATGCTGAGACTACCTCCTCTGGTCGACTATATAGGACTCCTGGCGGTAGTTTTCCTAGTGTCACTACTGTCCTGAGTATATTAACCGAAGATGTCATTCAGGCCTGGCGTAAGCGAGTTGGTGATGAAGAAGCGAATCGGGTAAGTGGTCGTGCCTCTCAGAGAGGGACATTAGTACATTCAATCATTGAGGATTATTTGAATGGAAAAGATACGTCAGAATATCTACCGCATATCAGACAAAGTTTGGCCAATGTTGAGCCGATCCTGGACTCCAGGATTGGACGTATCTTTGGGATTGAAGTTCCTTTATATAGTGAGTACTTGGGTCTGGCTGGGCGTTGCGATTGTATTGCTGAATTCGATGGTGTAACATCAATCGTTGACTGGAAGACAAGTAAATACCCTAAGCAGAAAGAAAAGATTACAAACTATTTCTGTCAGATGGCAGCTTATGCAATTATGTTCGAAGAACGTACAGGCAAGGCTATAACTAACCTTGTTGTTGTCATGGATGTCGATGGTCACGAGCCTCTGGTGTTTAAAGAACACAGGGATAACTGGACGACCATGTTACATGACACAATTAATGAATATAAAAGGAGGCAGTTTTGGCCAACTTAGACCCAGACTTTGACTTTGGTTTCACAGCTGTTGACGAGACCGAGCTCGAGGCAGTACAACAAGCTCAAACACAGGCTGAACGGCTTGGTTCAGGAATTGAAGCTACCCAAGAAAAATTAAATAATCTCTATAATGCAATCACTCCACTCCTCAATAATCTCAAGGCAAACCCAGAGAAGGAATACATCTACTGGCCTAACCGAATCGAAAAGGTTGAGCAGTTTGAGACACACCTGCAGAAAATTTATAGAAGTTAGTAATAACCTCTTCATATAATTAAATTATTTTTTATCCAAAAAGGTGTTTACTTTCCCTCAGAATAAAGGATAATGTCTATATTGAATGAGGAGATTGATATGCACATTAACGATATTTATGCACTTCGCGGTGAACTATCAAAGATCTTGGCCAATGAGGTTGTAGATCGTTCTACAATCCGAGCTCTGCTTTCCGCAGTCTGCGATGAAATCACAGAGTTTGAAGATCGCTTGGAGCAGCGCGCTTTGGCTGAGGAAGCCTACGGTGAAATGTACATGGCTCAGTATGATTGAGGAGATAGATTATGAGTAATTTTGGATTTGATGAAGACAATATGGTAAACAAGTTTTTGTATCTTCAGCGTTCACGTTATTTGTCGACTGCCGATAAAGAGCGTCTTGAGCAGTTCATGGATTCTTATCACTCAGCAAAGATGGATTTTATTCGTCAGATGAGTATTATTTCAGAGATTGAGGTTACAAAGCGGATCAAAGAGCTTGAGGGGTCAGTCCTTGAAAAAGCTGTCTGATGATATAACACTAATTAAGACAACAGGTTGGGTCTACTATATTAAGTGGATCTCAACCGTATTTGTTTTGATTGCAGTATCATGTCGATCCGTTGAAGAGATTCCCCGAATCTATGATGTCTTATTCTCCTGGATCGGGACTACGGGTTGGTTATATGTTTCACTTGCTTGGAAAGATCGAGCCTTGATTCTTCTTAACTCAGTAATGGGTTTCATGTTATTCACGGCACTATTGAGGTATGTATTTTGAGAAAACCTGATCGCGTAGCAGATAATAAAATGACAATGCCGTACGGAGATAATGTTGCCGCTCCGGCTATCACTCTTCCGGATACAAAAGACTATCGCGAAGTCAAGGTCAAAGAAGCACAGAACAAGCTTAAGTCTAAGTACGAAGAGCTGGAAGCTGAGTTTAAAAAACTTGTTGTGACTGCGGCTGACAATGAATTAATCTATAGTGCATCGATTCGATTTAGTCCTATTGTTGGTAGGACATATCATCTATATCAGAAAGATGATGGAGAGACGTGGGTAAGTATGGTCGGGCCCGATGAATGGGGCCCAAGTTACAATTTTGAATTTCTCGGTAGCTTTCGATTGGCTACCGATTCAGTATGGATAAGAGAGGAATAATGACAATATATGTGGATATGGATGGAGTCATCGCTGACTTCTTTGGTGGCTTAGAGCGGAAGTTCAAGGCATTTCACTGGAAAGATATTTTTGATGTGGATGAGCGAATCATCGATCTTCGTAATACAGACTTCTTTCAGAATTTAGAAAAATTCGAAACGTCTGATCAATTGATTGCTTTTGTTCGGGAGTTGTCCAACGGAGACTGGGGTATTTGTTCATCCCCGATTCGTAACGATTATGCAAACTCAACTTACCACAAGCGGCGCTGGTTAGAAAAGAATGGGTATATGCCAGCTGTTTCAAAATGCATTTTTACTAGTAACAAACATAAGTATGCAACTTCAAGTATTACTGGTCTTCCAAACATTTTGATTGATGATAAACCAGACAACATCAAGCGTTGGAACGATGCTGGTGGTATTGGTATTCGCTATCAAGCTAATGAAGATGATTTGGAAGAGTACCTATTTGTTCAGCTCGAAGAGGCCTTAAAGTATAAATAGTCATATCCACTATGAGAGGAGATGGATATGTCAGAAGAAATTGAAAAGGCAGGTTTCCATCCTGCTGATAGTAATGGTGACGGTATTGTCACACCAGAAGAACATCAGATGTATCTTGAGTTCAAACGTAAAGAACTTGAAGATGCAGATAATCAAAGAGATGCTATTCGGAAAATGGCATGGTTCGCATTATTTGGGTTGTTGCTTTACCCAATCGGGATCTTCTTGACTTCCGCATTTGGTTTAGATACAGCAGCACAATTAATTGCTGATATTGCGCCAACTTACTTTGCGTCAATCGCAGTTTTAGTTTCTGCTTTCTTTGGTGCTGATGCATTAGGAAAAAAGGCAAGTAAATAGTGTGGGTACTTTTGGTTATGATAATGACTTCCGGGTCTAATCCGGAGGTCATAGCTTATGACCAAGGATGGTACACAAGCTGGAATGAATGTCGTGAAGTCGGTAAGATGATGACAAGTGAACTTGACGGCAACTATACATATACATGTGTTGAATGGAAAAAGCGATAATTGAATGAAGCGAATGATATATCAGGTTTACGTCGGTAAACCCTCTAGATTATATGACCATTGTACAGCATCTGTTGCAATGTATTGTCAAGAACACGGTATTGATCATATAGTTCAAACAACTCCGATCTTAAAAATCAAACCAGACGTTTTTGCAACAAATAGATCAAAAGAGTCTTATGAAAAACATGGTGGGTTCCTACCAATCTACGAAAAAGAAAATGCGTTTGATTACTTCGACAGATATGATCAAATATGCATTGTGGACGCTGATATTTGGATTCGACCTAATTCTCCTAATATTTTTGATAGCGTTGATCCCAGTGTAGACTTTGCTGGAGTAATCGAGCGCGACATGCCTATCCAACCTTGGTATGCTCAAAAGATTGATAACTATTCCAGAATGCAATACCAATCCCTTCACAGTAAGGTTGACTTCAGTCCGGGTAAGCATGGATTTGAGTTCTATAACATGGGTCTGATGATGATGAATAAATCAATCTATAAGTATATCAATCAATCAGCAAAGGACTTTATTACAAGACCCGAGTTTAAAGACTTTGTGGATGGCCAAGGACCATGGAAATGGTCAACAGATCAAACACTTTTGAACTATTGGGTCCGTAAAGAAAAAATGAAACAGCAGCATCTGAACTGGAGATGGAATGCCTTATATACGGCAGTTAAAGATCCAGCCTCGGCTCATTTTGTACATTTCTTCTTAAAAGATAAATTGCCAAGTGCTGGAGAAAATGTTACTCAGCTAATGAAGGACGTGATGTGATCAAGTTGGTATTGTTTGATTTGGATGGTGTACTGATTGATGCCAAACAAATTCATTATGAAGCTCTCAACGAGGCTCTTGGACCTCAGTATGCAATTACAGATGATGAGCATCATAATATCTACGATGGTAGAAAGACTCGCGAAAAGCTCGACATGCTTTCTGATGCAAAAGGACTTCCACTCGATCTTCATCAAACAATCTTTGAAAAGAAACAAGCCCTGACAATTGATAAGCTCAGTGAACTTAAACCAATCCGAGATATTAAGTTCTTATTTGAAGAGCTTGAGATCAACGACTATAAGATTGGTGTTTGTACAAATTCTATTCGTCGTACTGCTTTGACAGCTTTAGCGAAGACTGATTTGATTGAACATTGTTCGATTATTTTGTCAAATGATGACGTCAAGAATTCCAAACCACACCCTGAGATCTATTGGAAGGCAATGTCTATGATGGGTGTCTTACCCGAAGAAACCTTGATTGTAGAAGATTCTCCTCCGGGACTATTAGCTGCCTCTAGGTCAAGGGCTAAGTACATCAGAGTGGCAAATCCATATGAAGTGAATTGTAATAAAATATTTCCTCATTTGAAAGGTGAACCAATGCAAAAGAAATGGTCTGATGATAAATTAAATGTTTTGATTCCGATGGCAGGAGCTGGAAGTAGATTCGCTCAGGCCGGATACACATTCCCTAAACCTCTAATTGATGTAAATGGCAAACCGATGATTCAGGTTGTGGTTGACAATCTTGGCTTGGATGCTAATTATATCTTTGTAGTACAAAAAGAGCACAGAGAAAAATATCAGCTTGATACAATGCTAAACTTAATTGCACCCGATTGTAAAGTAGTAGAGACTGATGGAATCACTGAAGGAGCTGCATGTACAGCGTTGCTTGCAAAAGAGTTTATTAATAATGACCGACCATTATTTTTTGCCAACTCCGATCAGTATGTCGAGTGGGATCCAATTGAATTTATGTACAACATGCAAGAAAAGAGTGCTGATGGTGGTATTGTTACATTCAAGGCAACACATCCTAAATGGTCATTTGCAAAAATAAATGAAAAAGGTTGTGTAACAGAGGTTGCCGAAAAGAAACCAATATCGGATAATGCTACGGTAGGATACTACTATTGGAAGAAGGGCTCTGACTTCGTCAAGTATGCTGAACAGATGATTGAGAAAGATATTCGGGTTAATAACGAATTCTACGTTTGTCCAGTGTTCAATGAGGCAATTGAAGATAGTAAAGAGATTCGAACATACACAGCATCTGGTATGTGGGGTCTAGGAACACCAGAAGATTTAGAGACTTATTTGAAGCATAACACATGAAAAATTCTTGTTTTGTAGCACCAATTCATGTTGGAAAACACATGGATCGAGGGATTGAATTTATACAATCATATAATAATCACTTTGATGATAGAGACCTGTTTATTGTATTCACCAATAAAGATGAGAAGGATCTGTTTGAATCTAAGACAGAACACCTAAAATATCAGTCTATTGTCTGCACAGAAAAGCTTCTTGGTTCAAAACCAATTACCCAGAAGAAGTTGTTTGGAGCCCGATGGGTATTCAATAACACTGACTTTGATTATGCCGCCGTTATTGATGTTGACTCAAAATTTATTATGAATAAAGATTATGATGCTTTGTTTAAACAACAAGTCAATGAAAAGGTCTATACTGCAAGCAAGGTAGTTAACCGAGGAATCAATGACATGATTGGCAACCGGACCGCTAGAGAATTTTTCATTCAAGAGGATTATGAGAAGATTAAACGGATAACTGATAACTTCCACAGCTACATTTGGTTCAATGATGTTCCAGTGTATGACCGCGATAGATTTTATGCCTTTCTGGAATACATTGATTATGACAACCCAAATGTCAGATCCAAACTAACATACGAATCATTTGATTTCATTTTATTTTTCTACTATTTAATTACTCAGGACGACTGTAGGATTGAGATCATTAACGTAGACAATACTCATGCTCCTCAGGGTGACAGAGGAAGCTTTTTAGAATCTCAGACGAGAATTGATCCTGTTTTCTTTAAGAAAGCGTTTGCTAAATATAAGCCAATGTGGATTAAAAAATTAATTGACCAAGACTTGATGGATAACGTGTTCATGTTAATGCACACAGATAGGAAATGAAATATGATTAAAGAATTATTTAATAAGTACGGTTGTGATAAAAGTAGAAAGCATCGCTACGATATATTCTATCAACCATTGATTGATGTATATAGTGGTCAACCAATCAATATTCTTGAGATTGGTGTGTTCAGGGCAGATTCTACCAAAGCATTTCTTGAGGGTATTCCAGAGGCTTCTTTGTATGGAGTTGATTTGTTTCAACGCGCCTCAATTGAAGAATGTCAGAGTAAGTTTGCCGCTAATGATCCTGTTGCATTTGCGCAATGTAATTCTATGGATAGTCAGTCCGTTGCTAAAGCAATGAAATTATTTGGCAATGTCAAATTTGATATTATTATTGATGACGGAGCTCATTTTCCAGAAGCAAACAAGAAAACACTAGAAAACTTTATTTCATTTCTTGCAGCCGGGGGTACGTATGTCATCGAAGATGTTTGGCCGATTGACAAAATGACGATGGGTGAGATGAAGCACGCCTGGATTCAAAAATATCCTGAGAGGTATAATCAATTTCAACAGGATATGTTTATCAACTCGTTGAACAATCTCAAAGAACAATATAATCTGGAAATGACGGAACACGACTTTAGATCAAAGACTGGAGAGCCAGATAGTTTTATTATAGAGTTGAAAAAGAATGGCTAAGAATGCAATCTTCCAATATTATCTAAACTATAATGGGATAGGTAAGCAGAGTAGACATTATCCTACAGAGGGAATGCCTGAGTGGGCTGAATATTCAGTTGCACACTTCAAAGAATATGCTAAGAAACATGATGCTGATCATCACTTCATGACAGATAGATTTGTTGAGTCTCGTTCCAATTATTTTGAAGTGACAAGAATATTTAAAGATCCTATCTTTGATCAATATGAGAATGTACTGTATTGTGATGTAGATGTCATGCCAAAAAACATGGACGCAAACGTGTTCAACTTGCCTGTAATCGATGTTGCTGGTTGGCCTGAGTATAGACACCCGGACATTACAGCTCAGATTAATTGGCAGCCATCAGGACCACTGACTCAAAGATTTGCTCATTTTGGAGCTCCGATCATTCCAGCAAAGAGTACAAATGCTCCTTTGAGGATGATCAACTCGGGTGTAATGTTATGGTCAAAGCAGGCTAGACTAAAAGCAAGAGAACTGTTTGTCGATCATGAAGAATGGTTCGAGTTTAGAAATGCGTGGTTAGATAAGAAGTGGGTTAATGTTGGTGGCCACAGTTCACATTGTTTGGATCAGCCATACATGAACGCAATGTGGAGTAGACACAATTTTGATGTCCTTGAGCTTGGAATTGAATGGAATAGATTCCCAACAAGAAACGAGGATTATCCTTGTAACTTTGCACATTATGTCAATGACAGTAGATACCAAATACCAAAGATCTTTAAAGACTTACGATGAAAGTAGCAGTATGTGTCTCTGGTGCTCCCAGATCAGGAGTAAACAACAGAGACCTAAGAAGAAATTATGACAACCTCAAAATTAACTTTCCTGATGCTGATTTTTACTATGGATCATGGAAAGGATATGAGTCCATTATTGAAAAGTACTTCCGAGACTTTGCTGTTGAATTCTTTGACGAACCGAAGATGCATTACCACCCCTTTATTGATATAGAAGTTGCAAAGGAATCCGGTAAACTTGCTAAAGCAGTTCGTCAGGCAAAAATAAATCCAAAATTCAAGGAAACTTCTTCTCACCAAACAAAACAAATACTTGCCCATTGTAAATTAGTTAGCACTTTACCACAAAAGTATGATATAATAGTCAGGTGTAGATATGATACTCTTACCTATAGACAGGCTATGTTCGGACAATATGTCAAGGATAGTTATCAAAATAAAAGAGCAATAGGGTTTGCCTGTCTTTCGATTAGTGATTCAGGATTTACAAAGATACAGGAGCAGCGTGGTAATAACTACCATAATCATTTTCTATTTGATCAATTGATTATCCATCATAACGATCTATTAGATATTGATCGGGTATATAAGCTGCACGAAGAAAAGAAATTAATTGCTGCTGAATATGGTTGGTGGCAAATACTCAGTGGAGATAATAACCATCGATGCATTTCTGGGTGGGCAAACCCAGACAAGTCTGTGGTATCAACTTTTCGATGAAGAAAGCTATATTTCAATATCATATGGGCCCAAAACCAGAGTGGGTAGGTATCAGTCAACAAAAATTTAAAAAGTATGCAGAAGTAACTGGCGCAGATTATTTCTTCTTCGAAAAATATGAATTCTGCAATAACCACTACTTCGAAAAGCTCAAGATGATCTACCTCGATACATTTAAATATTATGATCGAGTATTATATGTTGACACCGATGTTATTGTTGAAAACTTTATTGAAAACATTTTTGATATAGAGATTGAGGACGCTGCTCTAGTCCCAGAGCATCGAGCAAATGGAATGAAGGTTGAACCTCTATTCATGAAACCAGAATATGTTAATACCTGGGAGCTTATCACAAAGGTATATAATATACCATTTATTCAACCTCAGACAGTGAAAGCTGAATATTTAATGTTCAATAGTGGTGTAATGCTTTGGTCGAGAGAAGGACTGAATAAAGCAAAAGAAAAATTCTTGCCGTGCACCGAGTGGATAAAGAACGTTGATCATTTTTCTCTTGATCAACCATATTTCAACGGACAGATCATCAAACACCTGAACTATAAGGAACTACCATTGAAATGGAACTGCTTTCCTCGAATGAGATTCAATGAAGGATTCATACCAGAAGAAATAAATTTTGTACATTATACTGGTGGAAAAAAGCAATACATTAAGGAATTATACACATGAAATTATTTATTCTTGGCGGAGATGGATTCTGTGGGTGGCCAACAGCATTAAAACTGGCCAAGAATGGCCATAAGGTATTCATTCTTGACAACTTATCCCGACGACAGATTGATGTTGAAACAAAAAGTAATTCGTTAACAAATATCTCCTCAATCACCACTCGAGTCGAGGTAGCTAATCAAATACTCAACGCCAATATTGAATTTATTAATGTTGATGTTACAGACTACGAGATGTTCGTTAGCCATGTAGAGAAGCATAAACCAGACACAATTGTTCATTTTGCTGAACAACGGGCAGCTCCCTATTCAATGATCTCGAACAAAGAGAGACGATACACAGTTGATAATAATGTTGTTGCTACACATAATGTATTAAATGCTATTGTCGATGTTGATCAAGATATTCACCTCGTCCATTTAGGAACGATGGGTGTCTATGGTTATTCAAAAGAGTTTGGGGATATTCCGGAAGGATATTTGGATATCACTATCAACCAGACCAATGAACAGGTAGATATTTTATATCCAACAAATCCTGGTAGTGTCTATCATATGACGAAGTCTCTCGACCAGATTCTTTTTCAGTTCTATAACAAAAATTGGAAGTTGAAGATTACAGATCTCCATCAAGGAATTGTTTGGGGAACACAGACTGAAGAGACGCGTCTTGATCCGCAACTTGTTAACAGATTTGATTACGATGGTCTTTACGGTACAGTATTGAATAGATTTATTTCTCAGGCTGCAGTTGATCATCCGTTGACTGTTTATGGTGTCGGTGGACAGAAGAGAGCATTTATCCACATAGAAGATACAGCAAACTGTGTAATGTTGGCTTGCCAGACACCACCTGAAGATACATCAAGAGTGAGAATCTTTAACCAGGTTTCTGAAGTCCAAGAGGTCAATGAGTTGGCTGACATGATTGCAACTAGGTATGGGGCAGCAATTCAGTATTTGGACAACCCTCGTAAGGAGGCTCCTGTTAACGACCTTAGTGTTGTCAACGAAGGTTTGAAGTCCCTTGGTTTTGAACCAATCACTTTAAATGAAGGATTGATTGATGATGTTAAGTTCATTGCTGAGCAGTGTAAGGACTACCTGTTGTTTGACAATGTAACAAACTCACCTAAATGGTAATATGAAAAATTTAATTCTACAGCATTTTAGTGTTGAAAAAAATCTACACGAATCAAAAGCATCATTATATGAAAAAGCGGTTGGTACAGTTCAAAGGTATGCATCCAATATTCAATGGGATTACCAGCGCGAAACGCAAAACTACTTCAAGGGATTTGATCCTCAGTGGGAAGTCTTTCGCGTACTTGAAACAAATGAATATGACGACTATGATCGTATTGTATTTCTTGACGCTGATGTTTTTATCCAAGACGTCAAGGTAAATGTATTCGAAAAATATAATACATTTTCAGCATGTAAAGAAGTAGATGATCCACTTCCAAAGTCCCGGCCGGAGTACCAGAAATGGGGGAATACCTACTTTAACAGTGGAATCATAATATTTACACGCGAATCAATTGAAAAACTTCGTGAGATTGATCCACAGGCTTATCGTAAACAATATAGAAATACGATCCCAGGTAGAGATCAATATGCTCTTAATCTAATGACTGAGAAGGTATTAGGAGATTATCAAATGATTGATCGCCGAGATGCGTGCTTTCTAAGAGAGAATGAATATTCTCAACATACGCCTGTAGTACATGTTGCTGGTCGATGCAGGCAAATATATAACAGTAACATTCCACTTTTTGATAGACATTTTGGAGTTTAAAATGAAAAAGCTTGTCCTTGGTTGTGGCAGAGAACCAAAGAAAGGTTGGATTAATTCTGACCATACAAAGAAACAAAAGACACTCGACTGGTTTGAAGAGATGAGAGCAGAGGGATATGAGATCATTGAGCTCAATGTTACAGAAACATTTCCATTCGAAGATAACTCAATCGATTACATCTTTAGTGAACATATGATTGAACATGTATATGAGAAACAAGGGATCCATTGTTTAACCGAGTGTCTTCGTGTATTAAAGCCCGGTGGTATTATTCGTACTGTTGCACCGAGTAGAACTTTCTATGAAAACCATCGCGATGATCATAGTGAGTTTACAAAGAACTATTGCCGTAAGATCTGGAATCGCGATACATTCCTTGGTGCCGCAAATCGAATCTCTCAACGTAGTCTAACAGAACAGGGTCACTATTGGGTACCCACACTTGAGATGCTTATTAACCAACATGAAAAAGTAGGATTCCAAGATGTCAAACAATGTTGGTATGCAAAGAGTGAACACAAAGAACTAGACGGGGTTGATCTGGTTGACGGTCTGCGTGAATACGAATCGATTGTTGTCGAAGGTACAAAGTGAAGTCAAGTATTATCGTAATTAAAGATAATAAAGTTTCTGAAGCAGCTGCTGAGAAATGTATGAAGTCTACAAAGATCTTCATTGAAACATTTGATGCTATCACTCCAGATCAAGTTGACGATCTGATGGAAGAGTATGGAATCAAATGGACGTATCCTTGGGACAGTCCTACAATCGACTTTGCTTCAGGCTTGAAGCTCAATCCATACCAAACACCCAACCCAAAGACACGGATTGCATGCTTCCTTAGTCATTATATTCTTTGGAAGGAATGTTCCCAAGGTAAGGATCCGTATATGATTCTTGAGCATGATGCTATTTTCGTCAGAGACCTCGATCTTCTTAGAATATTGGATAACAAGTATCAAATTGTTGGAATCAACAATCCTCTTGGTGCAACGAGAAGATCACAGCAATACTATGACGTTATTCGAAGAAATAATGACTTTATTCAACAAGTTCCAGTAATTGATGAGGTTACAGTTCCTCAAGGTCTGGCTGGAAATAGTGCATATATAATTAAACCAAAAGGTGCTAGAAAGATGCTCGAGCTCGTGGATGAGTATGGAGCGTGGCCAAATGATGCATTAATGTGCAAACAACTTGTTGGTAGCATGCTTGGTGTAACAAAGACATTTTATACAAAGGTGCAGGGAACACCCTCAACAACATCATGAAAGCATATGTAATTACAATCTTTGATAATGATAAATCTGTAAAGTCGGCCGATCGTTGTATTCAGTCCGGAAAGTTATTTGGTATCGATGTAATCAAGTATAGGGCATTCACCCCGAGTGATAGTCCCGTAAAGATTTCATCAGAAAAACAAATACCAATCGACAATTTTGAAGAAAAGTATTCTCGGTTCAATAATTGTTTGGCTGCATTTCTTTCTCATTTTGCCTTATGGGAAAAATGTGCTGAGAGTAAAGAACCATTTGTAATTCTTGAACACGATGCAATTTTTGTTAACTCATTGCCCTCTCTATTTCAAAGTCCAATTGTCAATCTTGGTAAGCCTTCTTATGGTCGGTTTAATACTCCTCAAGTATTAGGAGAAGGTCCTCTTGTTTCCAAGAGATACTTTCCAGGAGCTCATGGATATTATATTGAACCGGCCGGAGCTCGGCAGCTGATCGAGAAGGCGTTGAGAAATGCTGGACCGACAGATGTTTTTATCAATCTTGATAACTTTCCTAACCTGAAAGAATTTTATCCATGGCCGGTGGAAGCTCGTGATACATTCACAACTATTCAGAATGAAGTGGGCTGCCAGGCAAAACATAATTATGGTGAAACATATGAGATACTCTGAAGCCTTTTTAACAGGATGTGATGAGAATACAGAATGGATGTTGCCATGGTTTGTAGAGAACTACGAAAAACATAATAATACTCCGTTGGTCTTTGCAAACTTTGGCATCTCCTCCGATATGCTAAAATACATTCAAACCAAAGCAGTCGGTGTCTTAGACTTATCGAAGTTCAAAGGCAAGGGATGGTTCCTCAAACCAAAATCAATGGTTCATTGTCCAGCAGATAAAACCTGTTGGATTGATACAGACTGTCAGGTCCACGGGGATATCAGTAGCATCTTCGAAGAGGTTGAGCCGGAGAAGTTGTCTATGGTTATCGACCATCCTTGGACAAAGCGCCGACAAGAGATTTGGCATAATTCAGGAATTGTCGCCTTTCAAGGTAAGCCACAGATTCTTAAACTGTGGGACCAACAGGTGGAAGAAACAACTGTTCGGGGAGACCAAGAAGTCCTCCACACAATGTTAAATCCAATTACAAAGATGTCATATATAAAAGACCTTCCGCACAAATATAATGTGCTCAGATTAGATATTATTGATGGCCGAAGGCCAAAAGGTGAACTAATAACTCACTGGACAGGTCAGAAAGGCAAAGATGAAATTAGGAGACAAATGAATGCCTAGGGTTGTACACATTGTTGGCAATGGTGACAATGCACATTTTTATAACGAGGCACCTCGCAAAGGGCTAAACCTGACCTGTAACATTCCACCATTTCCTGTAGAGAATGCTTATGGAACCATAATTGTTGATTTTAAGATGATGAAAGCAATTACAGAAGGGGAGATTGAAGCTCCAGGTAACTGGATTCTTGGGATGAGACCAAAGATTTGGATGGAAAAGAATCCTGGGTTTTACATGAAGGTTGCACCTAGGATCAAAGAATTTTATCTAACACTTCCTAAGTATGTTGCAAACTATACTGATTTCAACTGTGGCCACATGTGTACTCACTTTGGCTGCACAAAGTTCAAACCAGATATTGTTCATATGTGGGGATTTGATTCGATGTTTGATTTCAATTTGAGATCGTGCACAGATTTTTATCTTCCTTCTCCTCGCGATGACATGAACACAAACCGGTTGGCCAACAACTGGAGACCGATCTGGACAAATATGTTCAAAGAATTTAACCAGGTGGAATTTGTTTTGCACCATAATCATAATAATATTAAGTTCCCTGTTTCCGACAATGTTAGAGTAGAACTTCACAGCAAAGGTAAGAAAGCTTCATAACCACTTGATTTCTTTATCATTTGTTTTTATTAAAAACATGTTTTCTTTTTTTTATAATGTAGGATAATGGCTACATCAAATGAAGGAGAGATATATGAGTAAGTTTGATGTTCGAGTGAATGGTAAAGATGCAATGTACTGTGAGTCGTTTATTCTCTTTGCCCGTACTAAGCTGGAAGCGATGAAGAAAGGTATTCGACTAGCTCGTTTGTGTGATAATGTTGCTGGTGAAATTCATGCAACTGCTAAGGTGGTTCGCTAATGAGCATTGCACGCGAAAAAGAAAAGATCGTCGAGGACATTGTCAAGCTTTGTGTTCGTCATCTTTCGAAGAAACAGTATGAATTGAATCTTCCTAAGACAGCAGTAAAAAATGCTGTCAAGTGTCTCAAAGTCTATGCTCGTCGCGATGGACGTTCATGGGCTGGTCAGAATATGATCAAGATCAATGCATTGTGCTGGCAGTTTGGTAACTCTGCATGGTCAGAGTATGCTCGATTCAATAAAGATCCTGTCATTGGTCGTATTGAAGTAAAGGACAATCATGACATTCTTCTTTGTCTTGTAGCGCATGAGGTATCCCATTTTATTCAGTACACGTACTACTGCTGGTTCCCTGAGTACATAAAGAACAAGCAGAACTCAGATCGAGGCCATGGTGAATGTTTTCAGACAATCTATCGATACCTTCGCCGCGACCTAGTTAACCCTATGATTGAACAAAAGCGTTTGGAGAATGTAGCATGAATGAAGTGATAAACACAATCGAAGAAATTGAATCAATGTTAGAGCGTCGAGTCGAATGGCCTTTGACCGACATCCTGGAAAAGGAAGATGTGGCTCCTCTTATCAAAGAGATCTATGCCAACCTGATGGTTCTCAAGCTCAATGCAGAAGAACTGATTGTATGAATACAGTCTGTAAAGTATTCTTCACAATGCCGGGATGTGATGACTGGCATCACTTGAAGTGGATGAACACTTCACCGGAAGATGCAATCAAAAAAACTTTGAAAAAATACAAGCAAGGGGTTGTAATTCAGGATACGATCGTTTATACTCCTATAAAAGGAGAGAGAATATGAATCAAATTATCGCTTGGGGTTCCACAAAAAAGAAACGAGCATTAGCAGAAGATGTAGTCAATTTTTGTATTGAACGACTGATGCCTCGAATGAAGACACTTGACATTTGTATCCAATTATCAAATGATTTAGAATATCATAGTGGTTTCTGTCTCTCTGTCACAAACAGAGAGTTTGTCATTGAGATTGATGCAAAAGAAAGTACAGACGACATGATTGAGACTGTTTGTCATGAAATGGTTCATGTCAAGCAGCATGCCAGAAATGAGCTCAAAGATACAAAGTTCATAGCATTAAAAAAATGGAAAGGTGAAGAACATATTGCCATGTACACTACATTAGATGAGTACATGAATCTTCCATGGGAAAAAGAAGCTTATGAACTTGAAACTATTCTTCGAGATGAATATAAACTGTTGAAATCTAACAAAAAAGTTTTCAGCAAAAAAAGTTAAAAAGTTGTAGACATTTTCTTTGAGTGGTAAGATAATGGTTACATCAAATGAGGAGAGCAATTATGACTACATTACTTCAGCACATCGAATCCTTGAACGCTAAAGCGGACCTGATGATGGCTCAGGAGCCTGGGCTGTGGATGTCGCACTATACAGACGACATGAGCTATTGGGCTGATATCGGTGTCTTTACGGCCGAAGATTTCAAGCGTAACGAGCTGATCAATGGTATCAGCGACGCGTCAAAGGACTTGTACGGTTGCCGCATGCGTCTTGCTTGGGACGAGATGGATATTGAAGATCTGGAACAGACCTACGAGAATATCTGTTACCAGCTTCGTCTTCAGTACGAAGAGGAGAAGGCCGCAGAGGCTTTCATGGCTGAGTGTAAGAAGGGCTTGCCTGATGATTGTGAGCCTCTTCCTTACGAAGAGTATGCATATTTGGAGGAAGTGTAATGAGAGGTAACGAATTTATGGATCTTGTACAATCTATTCGCGAAGATGCGATCAGGGAAGCAATCATTTCTCAAACAGAGAATTATGAAGACCTCGGTGAGCCAGTAGAGGCTTTTAATAAGGTTGCCCTTAACTTCAACATCGAGTATGATGAAGTTGTTAAAAAATATTATGAACTTTTGGAGGGAGTGTAATGGAATTTTTAGGTTTGATGATTGTGGTTGCCGTTGTAGAATATGTTGTAGTGTCAGCATTATGAAGGGTAATCCAATATATGCATATAAAGGTTTGACGTATGAGGTTGTGTCCAACAATACTGGGCAAATTGTGAAGCGTCAGATGCGTTTTAGGGATTCGGGAGAGCAGATAGATCTGGATATGTACGGAGAAATATCTCTCGAAGATTTTAAAGAAATTGTTGATACTTATTTGAATACAGAGCCTGTGTAATGGATCAATCAGAACTGTTATCACTGCTAATATCTCTCTCCTCTCTCGTAGTGGTGGTAGCAGTCCTAATTGGTCTATTTTCAGCTGTTGTTAAATTTGTTGCTCAATATGGTTTGTTTATTGTACTTTTAGCAGCAGCTTATTTTATGTTTAAGGGAGCCGGGGTTGATGTTACTTGGGTTAATGATATTATAGATATGATCATTACAGAAGTAACTCGGTTCGAACGATAATTGTCCTCATAGCTCAATTGGACAGAGCACAAACCTTCTAAGTTTGGGGTTCCCCGTTCGAATCGGGGTGAGGGCACCATATTTAATAATATGTTGTAAACCATTGAAAAATAATAAATAAAATACTTAAAAATAATTGTTTACTTTTGTATTGAACTACATTATAATGTTTACATCAAATGAGGAAACGAGGCAGCCAAAATAAGTCCTCATCCTCATTTGGTAGTTTAGAGTGTTTTGGTGGCATGTAGCTCAGTTGGTAGAGTAGACGGCTGTTAACCGTCCGGTCACAGGTTCGAACCCTGTCATGCCAGCCAAAACATTTTCGTGGACGTGGCTGATAGGTTAGGCGACTGACTGCAAATCAGTTTTAGGCAGGTTCGATTCCTGTCGTCCACTCCAGAGCAAATCAGAGAGGTCTTTGGACCACGAACCCACCGATCGTAAGGTGGGACCTCGTACCTCTCTCAACGGTTGTAGGTGACGATGGGTGATATCGGAACCTTCACTAATTCTATGTTCCTGCGCTGCTTAGGCATCAGGCTTGAAGACCTGACAACAGGCTGCACCTGAACATGTGCATACAAACTGTTCACTTTTTACGGAGTATAGGTCAGTCTGGTAGACCGCTGCCTTTGGGAGGCAGATGTCGGTGGTTCGAATCCATCTACTCCGACCAGAGTTCGGTGATTGCAACACCGATAGGAACGTGACCGAATGCCTGTCGCAGATGGCGGGTAAGGTAGACTCAAAGGGATAGCGTCCACACCCTTAGCGGGGTTGCGAGTTGTTGGGGGTCTATGTAGAAAGGTACATCTGATCGTACCCCCTTGGTGGTTACCCTAATCCACCCGTTCCGCTTTTATTTTTGGAATGACTGCGCCATAAAGACAGTCCCATTTCCGGTGTGGTGTAATGGCAACACAGGGGTCTCCAAAACCCTTAATGGGGGTTCGATTCCCTCCACCGGGGCCAATATGTAAGAAGGAATGAGTAATGCAAAAAGGTGATATTGTAACAGTTTTTTCTCTAGCAGGAGAAATTGTAGGTAAATACATTAATGGAAAGGACGGGGAGATCTCTCTTGAAGATCCACGTGTATTGATGCAGAACGAGCAAGGGCTAGGTTTTGCAAAAGGTGTTTGTGTTTCTGGTCAATTACAGACTCGAAAGATCACAATCAGCAACTATGTGTTTATCACTCCAACAAATGAGGAATTCCAGAAGGCTTATGTTCAAGCTGTAACTGGTCTGGTAATATGACGCATGAAGAAATTATTAAAAAAATAGATCAAGTTGACGAGGAACTTGGATTCCTAGAAGAGGTTAGTAATAAAACATCTGAGGTGGAAGAGATGATCAAAAACCTCAGAGAACTTAGACATGAATATGAGAGGAAATTACATTATGACAAAATCACAACGGCTCCAGCTAATCAAGAGGGTTGCTAAGAAAGTTGACCGTGAGCGCAAAGTGGCCGCTCGCCTAGCTATTGAAAATTCTGTTTACATGGACGAAAAGGAAGTGTATAATGCTTTGGAAGGATCAGGTGTTATAGATACCTACCAGGCAATGAAAGGATATGATGAATGGCAGTAAGCAGACGGAAAAAGCTTGCGCGTGAAAATGCGTTACGTATATATAGTAGTGAGCTAAAACGAGCTAAGAAGTTCGAAGCTCCAACTTCAAAGATCGAGGAATTCAAAGAATATGTTCCGAGCAGGAAATATGTACGCACACCTGAGCACACTCCGTCCCTCACCCAATACCAACTCTACTCACAAAGCACCGCAAAAAGAGAAAGAAAACAATATTCAGGGGACTACATTATCGGTCTCGCCACCCTCCACAAAAGCAATATCGTCCCAGTAGGAAAGGATGATGATCCAGTAGATTATGCAACGATGAGACGTAACTGATGGCTACTAACAAAGGTGTATTGAAAACAGGTATCCGTAATATTCCCACTGATGGTGATTGGAATAAAGTTGATTATTATTTTCACTACAGCTTGGATGAGAAGGACAGATCAAAGCTTCTCAAAAACTATATCAAAAATAATTATTCAAAAGAAGATTATAGTGCTGCTATGTTAAATGCCGAGTGGAATTTCTCTGCGTACGGTAGCATTGTCGCTGCTTGTTATTGGATGAATAATGGATATGAATTTCCGGAAAAATATAAGGACCTGGGCGATAAGGTCAAAGAATATATTGACACATTGGTAGCAAAAGGCAAGGGTATTCAACGCACAAAAGCTGCTCTTAGTGAGGAAAAGAATAAAAAAGTATATACCCCACAACAACGGCTTGCGATGAAGATCAATAATACGATAATGCGGGATATTGATCAGCTGGAAGAGGAGTGGATTAATGATGAAGGTACATGTCTTGATATTGTTGCAGCCTTCCGTATCCATGAGCTGAAAGGTATGGCTGTTGGACCTGTTATTGAATATCTCAAACGTCTATTACCTGAGTATCAAGATGCTCATAATGGAGCATGTAAGGATGCAAAGGCTGCCTACGGACACCTTGGTAAGCGAGAGTTGTCTCGGAGAATCAAGTGTGTCAATAAAATGATTACAGACCTTGAGCAATTTAAGGACAATCAAAAAGCGAAGAGGAAGAAGAGAACAAAATGAGTGTAGAGGAAAACTTCTTAACCAGAGCAAAATTTTCAAAGCTTGTCGAAAGAACGGTGATTGAAAAAAAACTCTCTTACATGGATGCAATAGTATGGTTATGTGAACAGAACTCCATTGAGATTGAAGACTGCAAAAAGTTTATTAATCCAATTATTAAGGATAAACTTGAAGCGGAGGCAAGACGATTAAATTTCTTGCCAAGAACTAATGAACTTAGGTTCGACTAGTCTATATAATAGTGTACCCATCGGTACAAATATAGTGTATAATACAGTAACATATTTCAGCAATATAAGGACAATACGATGTCATTCGAAAATCTAAAGCGTAATCGCGATCAAATCTCTAAGCTTGTTCAAGCAGCCGATGCAGTCGGTGGAACCCAAGAAAAGAAATCCTATGGGGATGACCGATTCTGGAAGCCTACAGTTGACAAGGCTGGTAATGGATATGCAGTCTTCCGTTTCCTACCTGCACCAGAAGGTGAAGACCTTCCATGGGTACGTTACTGGGATCATGGATTCAAGGGTCCTACAGGAATGTGGTACATTGAGAAGTCTTTGACTTCTGTCGGTCAACCAGATCCCGTCGGTGAGTTGAATTCACGTCTGTGGAACTCAGGTATTGAGGCTAACAAAGAGAAGGCTCGTGATCAGAAGCGCCGTCTTCATTACGTAACCAATATCCAGGTTATTAGTGATCCATCTAATCCTGAGAATGAGGGTAAGGTATTCCTCTATCAGTTTGGTAAGAAAATCTTTGACATGATTATGGATGTTATGCAGCCTTCATTCCAAGATGAAGATCCAATCAATCCATTTGACTTTTGGCAAGGTGCAAACTTTAAGTTGAAGATTCGTAACGTAGAAGGCTATCGCAACTATGATAAGTCTGAGTTTGAGTCTCCATCACAGCTTGCATCTGATGAAGAATTGGAAGCAATCTATAGTCAACTGAATCCTCTACAGGAGTTCAATGATCCTACTAACTACAAGACTTATGATGAGTTGAAGGCTAAGTTAATGAAGGTTCTTGGTGAAGAGGCAGAAGCTGGCACTCTTACTATGAAGCAAGAGGCTCAAATGAATGAACCTGTTCCGGCTAAGTTAGAACCTGTCACAGCGGATGATATTCCGTTTGACACTGATGAAGACGACACTATGTCGTACTTCGCCAAATTGGCTAACGACGACTAAGCGTACAGTACATACTTGTTGTAAGTATCAAATGGGGTACCCATTGGTCCTGCCATGGTTACCCCACTACTGTTGTTAACTGTAATACTCTTATCACTAGTGTCAAGCATATTAACTCCACCGGATGTATTCTGCATTGCCACACTTTGATCTGCAACATCTCTTAGTATTGTTCCTGACATTGGTGCATATGGAGCGGATGCTTGGGAAGTGGGTGCACTAAGGTCGTTACCTAAATTACCAAACTCACCATAGTCCCCAACACTTTCAGTACCAGCTTGCTTGCCATTATTATTCATTAACCATCCAGCAAACCATTGACCCAATTGATCACCTGCCAATCCACCACCAATCGCTCCAGCAATTGTACCGAATGGACCTGCTAAAGAACCTATTCCGGCAAGGGCTAATGAACCAGCAACACCACCAAATAATCCACCGATGGTTTTTATTTTTTCTTCGTCGGATGCATCACTCAGTAAGATTGCACCAAGATATCCTGCTGATAACAGACTGCCAAGGAATGGTATACTCTTCCCAACCTTGAGGAGTTTTCCGAATCTGCTATATTTTTTAGCTGCGGCTTGGTTTAATGGATTTTCCATACCCAGTCGGGACATGGAGCCACGAACCTGATCAGCCGATACGGCTTGTCCTTTGAGATTTGTTACAGCGCCGGTCTTTTGATTGACCTTATAGCCTTCACCTTCCAATTTTTTAATATCATCTGCAGACATTCCTTGAATCTGCTTGGTATTCATCTTTTGCAATTCACCTTTGCTCATCTCACCCATTTGTGTTTTACCAAATTCTTTGATAGCCGTACCACCAAGAACTAGACCAGCTAATCCTTTAAGTCCTTTATATGCCATCTTAAATGGAGCGGCTATTGCTTTTAATATTAAGCTTACGGTACCAAACGGTTTAAACATTACAGCAAGGCCAGCAATAGCAATTCCAAAGTCATCCCAATTGTCACCCAAGATATCCAGATCTTGATCCATCTTTTTTAGATCTTCTTCTGTCTTGTCATCCTTCATTAAATTTGTTATGTATGAGGTACCAGATATCAAGAAATCTAATGCTCTACCAAATGTTTCAGTTACAAATTTAAAAGCTTGATCAAATGATGGTAATCCAAATTCAGGATCAAAAAACTGTCCTATCTTAGTACCTAATTCTGTGAGAGACCCACCCAGAGTTTCTAACTTTTGTCTGTTTTCACTTGTGAGCAAGGCACCGGCAAAAAACCCTACTATTCCTAATTTTCTACTTACAAGAAGACCCAATGCTCCAAGATTCAATCCTCTATAGATTGCATCGCCTAAATCTTTACTGCCTGTGGCTGACTCAACATAGTCAGCAATTTCATCTGCAAACATTTTTGCCAATAACGCTGGCAGAGCTCTGCCCAAAAGAAACTTCGGTAAGAATTTGGCAAGCCCTGCACCTAAACCAAATAAGCCACCCTCGGGTAAGAAGTCAAAAAGTCCTTTCTTGTTATCGGCCTTAGGAGTAGTACTTTTCACTACCCTACGTTCTTCTGCTCGTTTTTCCCGATCAGCCTCAAGCTGATCCATTTGATCAGATTTAAACGTATCAATTAAAGAGGATAGTCCACTGGCCATCCCAGCAATAGCGCCGACCTGTGCGGCAGAAAGATTGTTCTGTTCTTCCTGGAGCTCGTTCTGCTTGACTAGCTGTGCGTTTACATCAGCAAGAGTTATTGCCATTATTGCATTCCTTGTTGTGCTCTTTCGTTCTTTTCTTGAATGTCTGTAATTAACATTGTTAAGTAAATTTCTCTCTCCCAAGGGATCATATCTTCGATCTCATGTAGAGAATAATGAAAATTCTGCAACAGCTGGAAGTTTGTTTTAAAATAGTTTTCCAGCGATTCATGAGAGAGACTTATTAAAAAAAATCGTCAATTCCTTGTAATGTTACTGTATTGTCTTTGCTGCAGTTTACACACTTAAAGTTTACATCCAACTTCATTGTTGGCATCTCTTCCATAAAGTCAGATACCAATTGGAACTGAGCTGCAGTCATCGACTCAACAAAGTTCATCAGGTCTTCACTACTTTCATCTGCAGCAAGAACATTCTCTTCTTCTGTCATAATCGATTCAATGCTTGCGATGATGATGTTCATAATGATGTCAGTTGATGTCTTCGATTCAAAGATATCATTGTTCTTCATGAACTTCTCGTAGTTAGGATATTTCATTTTAATTGAAATTTCGTCAGTAAGTTTGATCACACTAGACTCTTTCTTACCATCAATCTTTACATCCTCAAGATTGATCTCTTGATTATTTTGAGTCTCGCAATGACTACACTTTAATCCAATATCTACTTTTTCTCCAACCGACTTTGCTCTGATCTGAGTAAACAGATAATCAACATCAAAGGTAGCCAATTGATAAACATCAATATCACCCTCAACACATGATTTAATCGTATCAAGGATTGCTCCAATAATTTGTTTCTTGTCTTGTGACTCATAGGCCAACAACAAGACCTTTTGTTCTTTCACAAGGAAAGGTCGAAACCTTACTGTTTCACCAGTAGACGGAATTTGTACCGTATACTTTGGTGACGAATTTAGTGATGGTATAGCCATAATTTCTCCATTATACACCCACGTTTACATTGATAAAGTTTTGTGAAGGCTTAATTGCCTTCCACTTCGTATATGAAAATTCAACAAACACTTCAACAAGACCGTCCAAGTCATTTGAAAATTCTACTGATTGGATTTGAGTCGGAAATGCATCTTCGAGCTCAATACTGTATACTGAACCTCCACCTGCCCCAACGTTAATCTGGATTGGTCCAACATTAGCATTGATACCAATCTGAGGTTTTCTTAATTGATGAATTTTTATTGCGGCAGCATATCCTGTACTTCTGTATCCACCATACCCAGATGGCTTCTTATATCCCACTAATCCATTATCCTCATTCATCATTAGGTCAAGCCATCTGTCAAAATATTTGCGAATGAAATAATCATTCATGGCATAGAATGAGAAACTAACAGGAGCAACAGCATATCCATATGCAATTTTTTCTGCCTGCATACCAATAACACGATCAACAGTTAAAATTTGCTTACCTGGAAGCTGGGCATTTTTACAAAGAAGATTGAGTTCTCTTTTTTGACTAGAACTTGATCCTCCAGCACCTCCGATTGACGGAAGTTCAACGAGAAAGTTATTGCTTCTGGCAAAACCAAATGTAACGGAAGCAAGTGATTTGAGTTCGCTTATGTTTGCCATATTACTTTATCATTCTCTTCGATCTAGTGTACACCTGAGACGCTGTTAGTTTCTCAAACTGTGCAGTTGGTAAAAATGTTGCAATTTCCCATTCAGGTTTATCAACCAAGGCAAATCTACTTTTTACATGACTGTTAAGATAATGCTTAATCATTGGTTGAATATACTTCTTAGGAATTCTTTTGACAGCAACCCCTTTATTATCTTCCGCCAATACAGCATCTAGAACCTTTGCCCTGAGCACGGGAGGAAGATAATGAAGATTCAATCCATAGAATCCTCCGTCAGCTGGACCAATCATAAGGATCAAGGGAAATTTATCATAGTATGGCAATGTCTTCTTATGTTTGGGATCATAGAAGAACATGTACATATTTCCAACTGGATCCCTCATGCTGCTTTGGAGCTTAACAGCCTCATCATTCATAACAGATTTACCGACGCGGCCTAGCTGAGTTGCTTTCCTTCGAAACCAATCCATAGATTCTTTTGTACGAGGCTGAATACCAGCTCGGAATGCCTCGATTTCTAGCTTTTGAAATAGGTTGCTCATGAAAGTATTTATAGTTATTTTTTAGATTTTTTCTTACGGTATGGCTGCATTCTTTTTAGAGGCTTTTTAATTTTACCAGGCATTTTCTTAGGAAGCAATCCCATCTCAATCAACGTATCTTCAGTCCAGATCTGAAACTCCCAATTGCGATCGTTGCAAAATTCTTCGGCAGCTTCCCACTTGTTCATATTCTTAATATATGTCAAACCTTCATTGATGTATCTTTTCGTCCGTCTCTCTCCTGTTGGAGGTTTGGTTTCTTTGTCTGGCTTGATTTCAATAAGAAGTGTTTTCTCTTCTGTCACAATTTTTAAATCAGGAAAATACCGATGGTATTTTTTGTCTACATCATAATAGTATGGGATGATGATTTCTTCAGAGCTCCAAGCCTTGACCTTTGGATTCGTGTCACACCAGATGAAACAATATTTTTCCCACAGGGATCTGTAGACGATCTTATCAGGATCGCCTTTATACTTGTCTCGATTGATAACTTGGTATTTACCTGAATATGCCATATTTGATTATAAATAAAACTAAACTAATTCTATCTATAGGTTTTCTACATGGCCGTTGAAGATTATAAGCCTGGTCGATATGAGTATCCGATTGACGACAGAGACAGGTACAATGCAAAGATCCAATTTGAGATCATCAAAACTAATCCTCCCACAATTCGGGGTGACTTCAAATCCTTATTGAAATGGAAAAGAGAAGGGGATCAGGATATTGATGCCACTGGAAATCGAGTAGATCCTCCAGAAACTAAGTCTCTCAAGGCCTCGGGCTATCAAGTTGATGCAACTGGAAAAAAGGTCGATCTGTATGTTCCTCAGGCGCATACGGTTACAGATGTGTTTAGTTATAATAACGCAGCCTCATTGGGTATTGCGGGAGCTGGTTTTCTCAATACAATGCAGCAAGGTGGATCAGTTGCTCAAGCAGCATCAACTGCGATGAAAGAAGGATTTATTAAAGGGGTGGATGATGTTTTAAAAGCTTTTGGTGGTCAGGCTCTGACTCAGGCCGCAGCTGTAAGGGCAGCTTCTTTTGCTCCTATTCCTCAAGGTGTGAGAGATGCTGTGGGACTGATTGCTCAGGCTAGTATTCACCCTAATTTAAGAACAACATTTTCCAATGTTGGTATAAGAC